GGAGCTCCCTTTGATTGAGTCTTTTGAAGCTGAATCAAAGACGGAGTAAATTTTTGAACTGGCATCACCACGCTTGCGGCAATGGGCCACAACGACAATGTGGACATTGTTGGTCCGAGCAAACTCAACCAGTTTTGTCATCACATAATCGGTTTCCTTCTTGTCCATGTCGTCTCTGACACACATCATCAGAGAGTCAACAAAGAGGATGTCTGACTTGTAGTCATGGACAGCTGATTCAAGAAGGCGCAAAAGTTCGTCCGGAGAAACCTTTCTCTGAAGATCACAAATTCGCATTCTTGAGGCGAATTGTTTGAAGAAGAGGTCAACATCAGGCTCTTCAATCATCCGTTTCTCAGTGCTGCAGACCGTCTGCATGAGCATTCTTTCGATCGTCCGTACCGGAGCCATTTCAAAGGAAGCAATGTAGAGAGAAGCTCCGCATGAAATGAGGTGAAGTCCGATCTGCCCAAGCAGCAGAGATTTTCCGGAACCGTTTTCGCCAGCCAACACCGTTAGTTCTCCGGGACGAAATTCAAAATCGATCGGTCGGCCGATGCAACCTTCATTAGTTTGTGTGAAGGGGAGCGTGAACTTGGACACATGGGCCTTCTTCGCGTCCAGATAGTTCTGGAAGTCATTCTTAAACTCAAGAACGTCCTTGTTGATGAAAAACTCAGGAGGCTTGTAAGCCCTACTCTCGTATTCCGACAAAGAAGTTTCTATTTCGGCTCCACCCGTCGGATCGCCCCAATAGCCATCAAGCTCAGGCGAAACGCTTGTATTTTTTGGATTCATAGTCAAATTTCCACGCAATCAGTTGTTTGTTTTTGAACATCACCGAAACGATGACGGCGGCGGGTAGAGCTTTAGGGATTTCAAGCATCCATCGGCGGACGGTCTCTCTAAGTTCAGGCGTATCTTCAACATCGATAAAGTCGATCAGAACAGTCTTCCCTCTTAGGAATTCAGCCTTTATGTGGTTTGGTTCATCGCAGAACGAAAACAACACCGTAGGAACCTGAGGCCGTCTTCTGGGCAACACCTCAATTTCATCTTCGTAGATCGCATCGGCCTGATAGAGAGCTAACTCACTGTCAGTCAGGCGAGGGAAAAAGACCAACTGGGTAGTCGTAAATGCGTCCGGATGCTCGTAAAACGTTCTACCCTGATCGTCACGAACAACGGCAGCAGCGGCAAACATCATCTCTGCTCCTCATTGTTGGGAAGGTCTTTGATGTCGTAGGCACTCATGCCTGCATGGAGCTTCTCTACAAACTTGTTTTTGGCACCGGTTGAATACGTAACGGGAGGAAGTTCTTTGTTGTATTCGGCAGCCGTGACCCACACCGCATTGGGATTTTTCCATTCGTCTTTGACGTATTCCGCCTTAAAACCAGTCCATCCTTCCGCCAAAACTCGCTCGATTGCCTCGGTCATGGTCCATCCTGCTTTTTTACATTCGGTCTGCATGAGCTTGAGGGCGTACGAGTTGAACGGCTTTTTTATCGCCTTACGGTGTGCAAGGAAATCATTCCAACGGTCAATGGGAACGTCATCGGGTTTTTGAAGTGCAGACGAATCATTTTTGACTTTTTCGCTTTTTCGAACCGTTTCCGTTTTGGAAACAGTTGGCTGAGTGTCTTTCTCTTCTTCTGCATTCAAAAGCGGAAGTTCTTCCTCTGTTGGATCGGTTTTTGAAAAAGAAGATTTTTCAGATACACGCCCCGCGAAATCCTCAGAGACTTCCGGATGTTTTTCGCTCTTTTCGGTGCGTGTATATGTTTCTTGTTCCTGTTCCTGTTCCTGTTCCTGTTCCTGTTCCTGTTCCTGATATGGCATACCGTATGCGATACCGTATGACATACCCTTTGCTATATCGTATTTAGCAAGTTTTTTGAATTCAGGATGTAACGCTTTTACATACGCCTCTCCCCTTGTCTCGCAAGCCTTTAAGACAGATTTTGCTATTTTGATAAGGAGCTGGCATTCAGGAAACAGATCGAGCAAAGACGACCACGAAATTACGACTTTTGGATTTTCCGGAGGGTTGTACTTTAAGAAGTTTTTTATCCAAAAAATTCCCGCTTCGTCGTACTCCAACATACCGTATTCAGACAGTTGCTTATACCCTATGCCATACCGTATATCGTCAAACTTTAAAATTCTCGATACCGTATGTTTATCTACAGGGACAGCGCCCAACATCGTTGTTTGGGGCGACGTGAGAAGGTACAAAAATATAAGTTGAGCGTCAGAACTCAGGGCGTTAAATTTCGCGTCATTCCAAATTCGGACGTCAATTTTTTTATAGCGAGCCATATCGTTACCTGCACTATTTCAACTCTTTCCAAATTGACAACGAGGGAAAACGCAATTTGAAGTACGGCAAATAACTTTTAGGAATGCCGTGTTTTTTCCAATACGTAATAGAAGCCGGATTGAGTCCTAGTTCTTTAGCTAGCGCTCTTTGTTGCCCTCTGTTGTGCCAAAAGAAACCTTTGTATTGAGAAACAATCTCATCAAATACTTTCTTCTTTAAATCGTTATCCATGGCGTTAAATATTAAAACGTATTATTTAAACATTTTAAATTATATACGAAAATATTCAAATGTTTAAACGTTTAACGTTTTTGTTAGATTTCTTTAAAATTGGTATTAAAGGAGTTTCATTATGAAGACGTACAAAGACCGACTATCAGAGCTTCTTTCGGCTCATGGAATGTCTAATGCCGAACTAGCAAGAAAAATTAATGTATCGGCTCCTACTATTACTTATTGGCTAGGTACACGGACGAAGGGTCTTAAATACGAAGATGCTGTAAAAATTGCTGAGGTTTTCGGCGTTAGTCCTGACTGGCTTATTTATGGCGAAGAAAAAGACGAAAAAGAACCTAAAGAGAGTACAAGCGATCAAACGATTTATCTAAAAAAAGTCAATTTGCGAGCTTCATGCGGGACTTTATGCTCATACGAAGATAAGCAAAACGATGCGGATGTGATAGATGGTTTGAGAGTCGGCGTCCTTTGGTTTAAAAACAATTTTCCTCAATACCAGCCGCAAAATGTTCAAATAGTTACAGCGTCTGGTGATTCTATGGAACCGTTGATAAATGATGGTGACCTCGTTTTTGTTGACGTTAGCAAAAACGAATGCGATCGAGACGGTGTTTATTTCCTATTTTTAGATGGTCAATATTTTATTAAACGAGTTCAAAGGAGTTTCGGACGACGTTTAATCCTAATCTCTGACAATAACAAATATAGAGATATTGAGATAAACGCAGATAGCCAAATCGAATTTCACACAATAGGTCGAGTAATCAAAACGTTTAAATCAACTGATATTTAATCCAATGTAGGAGAACGATCATGGAGTTAATAGATAAATTTAAAGCGTTAGGCATGAAGTCTAAGAAAATGGCTGAAAACCTCACTAACGAGGAAATTACAAAGACTGCGTTAATCATGCCGTTTATTCAGCTTTTGGGCTATGACGTATTTGACCCGTCCGAGGTTGTGCCTGAGTTTCAAGCGCAAGCAGGCGTAAAGAAAGACCAACGAGTTGACTATGCTCTGTGCAAAGATGGCAATCCTATTGTTCTAATTGAGGCTAAGGCTTACGGAGCATCTCTTGATAAAGATCAGCT